ATGTACACCCCTGTCTACGTGTATTTGTCGTCAGAGCCGTTTTCGAAGATAAAACTCAAGCCGACCAGCCATTTTGGCGTGTACAGAACGGATCCCATCAAGCTCGTGGTCAATGAAACCACGGTGGCGACCTACCAGTATGTGCGCCTGGACCGGGTATTCAACAAGATTTTTATCTACGATATCCATTTGCGACGTGATGTGGGCAGTCTGGGTCTGGGCCAGTTCTATGATGAGCAAATGGGTGGCCGTGCTAAATCGGGTGGGGATAATAATGCAGGCGGACTTTAAACCGGCTATCGCATTTACCCAAAAGGTCTAAGCCCAGCACTGCTTCTTGTAGCGTTGGCTTTTTTAGCCTGGGGTGTGCGCTTATGCGTCAATGCCGTCTACCCCTGGTTCGGGGCTGGCTAGGGCCAATGACCGCCTTTAAGCGACCCCCGCGAAACCGCTGCTGACTGCGCTGTTCCCTTTAAGCTGGTTCAGCCCAGAGTGCATCATCGTCTGCACCGACTGCAAACCGCAGGCTGCAACGCTGTTCCTGGCGGGCAGCCTGCCGGACCTGGCAAGGGATGGCGCGCGAACGCGGGCGCTGTCGAATAGCAGGCATTCCAATATATTTGTAACTTAATCTAACATTCATTGTTGTTGGATGCGACAGTATGTTTCTTTGTGGGCATCGCCTCTGCTTAAGGAAATGTCTGTTGTTCCGCCCCGTCGCATGCTGACGGAGCCGATCCCCGCCCATCTCCCGTCACGCCAGGAAAAAGCAACTTTTGGGCTTCGCGGCCGCAGTCTGCGACTATCTCGAACCCGGAGTTGAGTTGTTCAATTGCCGCTGGCGCTGCTGCGTCTCCGGTGCCTGCAGCCCCGGCGCCTCCTGAAAATAATGTCGGCCAGCGCTTCGTTCCACCCCGTTCTCCGGGAAGGTCTTTCAACGGCAAAGGGCGTGGCTTTGAGGCGCGGGTGGCAGAGCCGGTCGCTCAAGGCCTCTGGATAGCTGCAGACCGTCTCAAGCAGCAATCCGAAGAGGATGATCAGACAAACAACCGCAGCCTAATTTAGAGTACTAAAAATATCATTTTTTATAAAATGAGTACTTTAGATATCATAATTTCCCACTTTTGGCTTTGATGCTGTGGTGTCAGCGCTTGCAGGCGCGGCATCTTGCGCCGTTGAGAAAGCATGATCGGGGTATTAGATATTTTTCTCAACGGGCGTCCGTTGGAGGGGCATGTCGGTCAACCGTCAGCAGGCCAGATCGCTTCATTCGCTGTCAGATAAACCATGGTTCATAAGAGAAATGAACTTTAGTCTATGTTGTATTTTTAACTATGGTTCATTTACTACGGAGTAGCCCTGTGCCCAGCCCATGCGGTGGCTCATGAGGCGGCGATGGTCGCCGCCTTCTCTTCAGCAGGCGCCCAGGATGGCGGCCTGATGGTGGATTCACGGTGTCGGTGCGAACTGCAGCGACCGCACTCGATACTGTTCAGAGCTTCTGTCCGTTCCAGGCCCACAGCACACGTCCGCGCACATCCAATTGCTCTCGACCGTCGAGCAAATCCGAGGTTTTGATGCTGGGGTTGTCACTGCTGATCTCGAACTGTCCATCCCAGCGTTGCCGCACACGTTTTACAAAAAGCCGGTCATGGGCGCACAGGACATAGACCCCGTCGATGTCGACCAGACGAATAGCCGTGTCGACAAGCAAGATATCCCCATCGTTGAAGGTACCTTTCATGGAGTCGCCATAGCCATGGATGAAGCGCAGCGCCTGCACGCTGGAGGGCTTGACCCGCTGCGTTACCCACTCCTGGGAAAGCTTCAGGTCGCCGGTCAATACGTCGTGCTCCAGCAGCTCTGACCCTGAGCCCATTGATGCGCTGTTGGACAGCACGGGCACGGCGATGGTAGGGCGCCCAGGAATCGGGGCAGGAGAGAGGTCTCTGTAAGGCGTCACAGCATTTGAGCGCGACATCGTGCCTTCGCCCAGCGCCAGCCAGTCGGACGACACATTGAGCAGCTGCGCTGCCCGTGCGCTGTTCTCCGCCGTGAGGGCCTTGGTGTTGCCATCCAGAACCTTCTTGATGGCCTGATAGGACACGCCCAGCCGGTCTGCCAGATCGGCTGTTTTCATCTCTGCAGTAGTCATCGCCTGAACCAGGCGGTCTTTGTAGTCAACCATGGTTTAAATCATCGCCGAAATTTCCTAAACTATGGTTGCTTTTTTGCCTGAACTATGGTTAAATTATTGCATGTCCATACGCAAGTCACAAGCCATCGAGGTTCTGGGCGGCACCGTCGGTGCTGCGGTGCAGACCATGCCGATCATCGACAACTCCGGGAACAAAGGGTTGGACGATACCTGCTGCCACATCGCAAAACCCAACAGTGGCCGACCGGCCATCACAGATGTGGGGCTGCATGACGTAGGGGGCCAGAGGGCCAATACCGGGGCTGGCTGCTGCGATAGCTCGGAGCGTTGTGCTGTTGGCAGCGAAAGGGTGCTGCCTGCAGGTGCCTTTGCTTCAGGTGGCGGGCAGGCTCCCAATGCCTTCAGCCGTCCGTTGCAATCCATCGCCTCCACATTCAGCCAGAAGCGTGTCTCCAAGACCGTTGATCGCAATCCCAGATACCTCGGCTACTTCATTGAGAGCGGGGCCCAGGCCGAGGCCTCACACACCAAGACCCAACGCATTTTGAAAGGAGCACTGTGATCAACAAGGTCCGAGCCAATGATCCCATGAGCAGTCTGAGCGCTATGCAGCGCTCGGCCAGGTTTGCTGGCAAGCATGCCACCCGAATCATGGCGGCGCTGCGCGATGAGAAATCGCTGACCGCCGGCGAGATGGCGCAGTGCACCGGGATGACGGTCGAGCAAATCTGCCGCCGCTTGCCCGAGCTTGAGCGAAGCGGTCTTACCCAGGTCGTGCAGTTCGAGCAGGCCGACCTGCTGCGCGACGGCTACCGCGTATGGGAGGCCGTATGAGCATGCAGCTGCCTTGGTTTCGTGCCTACACGGAGATGGTTGATGACGAGAAGCTGCGCCTGCTTGCCTTTGAGGACCGCTGGCATTTCATGGCGCTGCTGTGTCTCAAGGGCCGAGGTGTTTTGGATGATGCCGGCCCTTTGATGATGCGCAAGGTGGCCGTCAAGATGGGTATTGACACCCGAACCTTGGAAGAGGTGGGTCGCCGCCTGGCCGAGGTGGGTTTGATCGACCAGGAGAGCCTGCAACCCTTGCGTTGGAACACACGCCAGATGCGCAGTGACAGTGATCCCACGGCCGCCGACCGCAAGCGCCGCCAGCGCGCCAAAGCCAAGGAGGCTGCCCCTTTGCAGCCCGAGACGGATCGGTCACGCGTGATGGAGGGCGATGTCACGCGTACAGAGGGAGAGACAGATGCAGATACAGAAGCAGATACAGAAGCAGACCAAGAACCCCATGAAGAAAAAGCAGTGAAGGCAAAGACGGGCCCTGGTGTTGGTCACGCTGCAGCGGCTGGGCAATCCCACAAGGCAAAAGCTGCCACGCGCCTTGCGGATGGCTGGGTTTTGCAGAAGACCTGGTGTGACTGGGCGCTGCAAGCAAGGCCAGATCTGACGGAAGAAGATGTGCGTACGCAGGCCGAGGTGTTTGCCGACTTCTGGCATGCCAAGGCCGGTGTAGACGCCAAAAAGCTGGACTGGCTGGCGACCTGGCGCAACTGGGTTCGCCGCTGTGAAGTCCGCAAGCCTACCGCGCGATCTGCTTATGGGGCGCAGCAGCACTGCGGCGAGACCAGCTACCAGCGCAGCATGCGAGAGCGAGCCCAGGAGGCGGTTCCGTCCATTGCCCGGCAAGCGCCAGAAGCATCGCCCGCCGATTTTTTCAAAAGCCGGGCCATTGAGGTCGCGGCCAGGCGCATTGAGCGGCCACAGAAAAGTATCGGGAGTGAAGCATGAGCTTGCCAGTTGCATGGATAGACAAGATTTTCACCAAGCTCACCTTGGTGTATGGGCGCGACTTTCTGGGCCGATGGGAGGGGTTGGACCTCAATGCCGTCAAGTCCGATTGGGCGCATGAGCTGGCGGGCTTCGAGCGATTTCCGGAGGGCATTGCCCATGCATTGACGCACCTGGATCTGGTCAAGCCACCCACCGTGTTTCAGTTCCGTGATCTGGCGCGCAAGGCACCCGTGTCCCAGGCCCGGCAACTGCCCGCTCCCCCAGCATCGCAAGCCGTCGTTGCCGAACAGCTCAAGCGTTTGGTGCCGCAGCTCCAACGCGGGCAGGCGCAAGCAGGCAAGGGATGGGCACACGCGATCCTCAAGCGCGTCAAGGCAGGCGAGAGGGTCAATCCGACCACGGTCCGTTTTGCGCGTGAGGCGGTGGACACCGATGGGAGGCAGGCATGGTCTTGACCCCCATCCAAGGCGAGCGGATTGCGCCAGGAAGCTGCACCGACTTATACCTCTGCGCATGCAGACCCCGACTGAACCCAGCCAACACGAAGCCATTGAAGGAGCAAGCATGAGCAATACAGCAGAGCGATACACGGCCGCGATACGTTCCCGCGATCTGTCGGACGAGTCGCACCGCATCGGGCAGGTGGACCTGATCAGAGCCAGCGGGATGAGCAAAGCCAATGTTGCCTTGCATTACCTGCGGATCATCACCAAACCCAGCAGGGTGGATATGGAGCGCATGTACACGGCCTTAGTCGAGTACGCAGGAGCCAAGAAGCTGGCCGATCCTCAGGATGCTGCCCTTGAGGCCATGGCCTGGTTGTTGGACCAGAAGTGCAAGCCATGCCAGGGAACGGGCCTGACGGCCAAGGAGGGCAAGACCTACAAGTGCCTCAAATGCAAGGGCGCGATGCTGGCCAAAGAGCCCAGCCGCAAGGACGTGCAGTTCCTCATCGACTATGTGATGGACTGCAAAAGAACACACAGCAATAACTTGAATAAGTTGTTGCAGCCGGGCTGAAACTGTGGTATTCTCGTAATCGTTTAGACAGTGATGCGAAAGACGCAAAAGCGGCACCCGCTAACCGCCTCAACCCTGAACCACTTGCAATGCTGTTGCGGCATTGCAAGGTCTTAGATGGCGGAGCTATGCCGCCAGCCCTCCAAGCCTCGCCCAGTGCGGGGCTTTTGCGTTTCTGGCTTTTGGATATGTTTGCTGGCCGCTGTTTCTCAAGCAGGGCTTGGAGTATGCGCTGTAGGCCGCCGGCCTCCACCACCGGATTCTTACGTTCTGGCTTGGTGTTCAGCAGTCTTGTCATCTCAACGTCTTTGCCCGCCTCATGCGGGTTTTTTCATGTCAGCTGCAACAAGCGCGGCCCGCACCCGAGTGGTTTGACGGTGCGGTATCTCCTGCTGAGAGCTTCCCAGTGCTTGAAGAAGCGAACAGCAGCCCCAGCCCACAAGGGTTGTCTGATGGGGCATCCATGCCGGGGCCGGCCATTGCGCTGGCCCTTTTAGTTATCGCAGGGCAGGCGCTGCGCAGGCCTGAGCGATGCACCAGCAGCCTAGCGCTTGCGATTATTCAAGACAGAGCCCATGCAGTCCTTGTTCCGTCAACGGTCAAGGGTGGTGGGGACTCTTCAAACCACCGCATACCGCCGAGAGGCGGTTTTTTTGTGCCCGACGAGGGCGAAACCGATCCGCGCTGCGATGCAGCTGACGGATTTTTCTTTTTTTTGAAAGGCCCAACCATGGCTTATGAAGTATCGACCGGCACCCGCTTCGCAATCTCGACGGGATTTGGCGCTCCTGTCTCGGTGACCACCATCTCCAATGCAGCGCCTCCTGTAATTGCAGCCGCGGCCCATGGCCTGAGCGCTAAGGACCCTTTCCTGCTCAACACCGGCTGGGAGGATATGAACGACTCCATCTTGCGAGTGGGCTCGGCCACCACGGGTGCCATCACGCTGGAAGACGAGGACACCACCGATTTGATCCAGTTCCCCGGCGGCTCGAGCGCCGGCACCGTCCGTGCCATCACCGGCTGGACCGAGCTGCAGCAGGTCAGCGAAATCAGCCCCACCGGTGGTGAGCAGCAGTACGCCGAATTCGCGCCGCTGTCGCAAAAGTACGGCATCAAGATCCCCACGACCCGCTCGGCAATGAGCTGGGAGCTGACCTTCGGCTGGGATCCTACCTTGCCGGGCTACAAGGCGGCGGTGAATGCCTCGCGCGCCAACCGCCTGGTGGCCATCCGCATGGCCCTGCCTAACGGCGGCTCGATCAGCTACGCCTATGGCTACATCAGTGTGCAGGAAACCCCCGTGGTGGCCTCCAACGCAGTGACCACCGGCAAGCTGACCCTGTCCATGCTGCGCCCCATCAAGACCTACAAGTAAAGGTCGCCCCACCCGTCTTGAAAGATCAAGGCGGGTTTTCTATGCCCGTCAGGTAGCACCTGTACGGGCTTTTTTTGTTTTAGAAGAAGGAAATTCATCATGGCGAAGTCTCTCGCATCGTTTGCACCTACTCCCACCTTCAAAGGCACTGCCGATGTGCCCGTTGCAGGCAAAGGTCCGCAGCCCCTGGGCCTGACCTTTCGCTTCCATGACACCGAGGCCATGAAGGCGCTGTCCGCCGAATTCACTGCCTTGCAGGACAAGTACAAGGCGACGGCCGAGGCCCCTCTCAGCGATGAGCAAGAGAAGGACATGCGGGTCGACCAGGCCAAGCTGGTGATGAAGATTGTGTCGGCCTGGGAGTTCAGTGATGAATTCAGCGTCGAGAACATCACGCAGTTCTTTGTGACCCATGCCTTCGCCTTTGGCGCGATCGTGACTGGCTTCTTCCAGGCTCACTCGGGCGCCAAGACAAAAAACTGATGGAGCTGGGCCGTGCGCTGTTTGGCGAACGGTCCAGTCCCCAGCAACTGGTGGCCATGGGCTTTCCTTCCGAGATGATCAAGGAACGCGAGCCCCTGGTGTGCTACCCCGACCATGAACTGGCCTACCGCTGTTTCATCGACAACGCCAGCCAGTGGCGCGCAGGCATGGGCGGTATCTACGCCCTGGACTACAACGTGATCTACACCTGGCTGGATGCCGAGGGCATCAAAAAGCGCAAGCGCAACCAGGTGATGCGTGAAGTGGGCTTGCTGGAGCGTGGCGCGCTTGAAGCGTTGCAAACGCGCAGGGAAGCACAGGAGCGATCCCGCCAGAAATAGCCCACCTCGGTGGGCTTCTCTTTTTCTACGCTCGCCTCGGCGGGCCATTTCTATTGGTGCTGCTATGGCTGATCTAGAAAAAAATATCAAGATTGGTGTTGACCTCTCGGACCTCCAGTTGGGTGTCCATGAGGCCATCAACAGCATTCAGAACTTCTGGAGTTCGGTTGAGGCCGGCTCTAGTCATTCCGCACAATCGTTTCAGCTGATGACCTCGGCCTTTCAGAGCCAGTCATCGGTGATCCAGGTTGGGATCCGGGATACCCAGCGCTTTTCCGAAACCTTTGTGCAGCTGCGGCAAACGAGCCAGCTTGCCCTGAGTACCTACACCCAGGATCTGGCAAATGTGCAGAAGGAGCAAGAGAGTGCCAACGGCTCAGCCAAGCGCTGGGCCGAGTCCACCAAGGTGGTGTTCGGTCTCCTGGCGCAAGGGGCCCCCGCGTTCTTTGGCAAGTTCATCACGGAAACCATCAACGCGGAGAAGCAGCAGGCCCAGCTTGCCGCCGTGTTGAAGTCCACCGGCGAAACCGCGGGCTGGTCGCAGGAGCGACTCAACGGCATGGCTGCATCGCTGTCGAAGTCGAGCGTCTTCTCTACCGGAGAGATCACCCAGGCGCAAACGCGCCTGTTGGACTATTCCAATGTGGTCGGGCAGCAGTTCCCGCAGGCCATGCAAGCCGTGATGGATATGTCCTCGCGGATGGGTACGTCGGTGACCAGCTCTGCAGAGACCATTGGCCAGGCGTTGAATACCCCTTCTGAAGGCCTCAAAGCGCTGGCACAGCAGGGTGTCCGTTTCACCGATCAACAAAAGGAAATGGTGGCACAGTTGGAGGCCACTGGCCAGGTCAGTGCGGCTCAAGCTGTTGTCTTGGATGCCCTTCAAGCGTCATACGGTGGTGCAGCAGCTGCAGCAAGGGATACCTTGGGTGGCGCGCTGGAAAACCTAAAGAACACATTAACTGATCTGATGATTGGGGAGGGGGGGAATATTGACGGGCTGAGGGATAGCGTAAATGCACTATCCAATACCCTGTCCTCTGCTGAAACTAAGCAGGCCTTCGAGGCAATCATTGCGCTCATGGCGGCCACTACAACCGTCGCAGTTCGCTTAGTGAATACGTTGGCTCAGTTGGCTAAGGGCGATATTGCAGGCGCGTGGATGGGAGGCGATAAGCTCAATAATCCCGAAACGGCGTTAATAGAGTACGAGACCAAACTGAAGGCCCTCAAAGAGCAGCTAGCGGCTCACAGCGGGAGCTGGTTCAAGGATCTTTATTTCCGTGATGACATCGCCATTGTCAACACGCAAATTGCAAATCTGGAGCGTCAGCGTGAGATCGTCATGGGGATGATCAATACCGAACAATACGGTGATAACGCACCCAACCCCGCCGCATGGAATCCCGAGCCAGTCAAGATCTATGGTGGTGTGATTGCGGAGAACGTCGAATGGCTGAGACAGTTTGGCACTACCGCTCAGAAGGCTCAACTTGAGATCAAAGACTGGGAGAAGAGACTTGGATCTCCACTCAGCGATGAGATGAAAGCTTCGGTTCTCAAAGGGTATGAGAGTCAGGGCAGTGTCGCTAGCGGTCCTAGTCAGCAAGATAAGGCGATCGCTGACATTCGTGCTCGCACTCAAGCTGAAGAGGACCTGATCAAGCGCTTGCAGCAGCGTGCGGAGGGCGCTCAAGAAACAGGAAATGCAGATAAATTGGTCGGCGACCTTCAAGCCGAAATTGCTGACGCAACAGATCGGCGAACCAAGGCTAACTTGGAGGGGCAACTGGTCGAGGCCCAGCGCTACCAGACAGCCCAACAAGGTCGGGTTGAACTGGAAAAGCAAATCCAGGTTCAGGATGAAGCGAGCAAGAGCTATCTCAAATATATAGAGGATGTGAAAAAGTCGGCTAGTGCAGTCGGCGAACTGGCGAACAAGCAGGAAGAGGCGAATGCCAGCTTCGGGAAATCCAAGATTGCCGTCGCTGAAAAGGCGATGGAGAACGCAAGGTCAGAGGCCGATAGTAAAAGTGGGGTGCCTTGGAAGCCAGAGGTCATCGATAACTTGGAAAAGCTGGCCAGCGAGCACGAGCGCTATGTGAAATCGCTGAAAGAGGGTGCATACCTGGAGGCCAACAGCAAGTACGCTGAACAGCTTAAAACTGCCCAAGAAGAATACCAACTGCAGCAGTACAGCATGTCCCTGCTGGGCGTGGAAGAGAGCCAACGCCAGAAACTGCTGGCTGTGCGAAAGGCGGAGCTGCAGCTTGCGCGTGAGATTGAGCAGATCAAGAAGAATTCTTACGATTCCAACGGAGAACAGAACGCGATCAACGAGGCTGATCTGATCTCCCAGGCGCGAATCGCCGCGGAGACTAAGCTGCAGACGGAGTTGGCGCGCATTCAGGATCAATACGTTACGCAGCAAGCGAGCAAGTATGGAGATGTCGTCCGCCAGGGATTCGCCGACTTTCTCAATAACGGCGCTCAGGGTCTGAAGAACTTGGGCAAGTCTTTGAAGACGACCGTACTGACTTCCATTTCTGATGCTTTGTACAAGGCATTCGCGCAGAAGTTTGTGATGAACATTGGCGCGAATATCACAGGCATGATTAACAGCGGAGTCGGTTGGCTCGCTGGCTTGTTTGGTGGAGGGGCAGGTTCCGGAGCAAGCGGTGGTGGCCTGACAAACTTGCTAAGCGCGGGATCATCAGGCTACAACCTTTATACCGGTGAAGGACTTCTTGGCCAAGGGTCACGCTATGTGGCCAATATGGTTGGTTTGGGTGGAAGTGCCCCGTGGAGCGCTGCTGGAATTCAAGCTTCAGGTGCAGTGACCACGCCAGTGGCGGGAGGCGTGGGGGCCGCGGCGCCCGGCAGCACTGCCATGGGCACTTGGGGCACAGTGGGCACGATGGCTGCCGTGGTCATGGCTGCCGCCTACCTGGGCGGCATGTTCAAGGAAGAAAAGCAGGTCGGTAGCGGCCTCATGGGTGAGCTTGGTGGTGACATGTATGGCTACCAGCTGATGCGCGAAAGTGGCAGCCTGTTTGGTGGACCCAAGTACCGTTACCTGGCAGCCGAGAAGGAGATCGAGAAGGCCAATGCGCAGATCGAAACGCTTCAAGGGCAGATCGCTGCGAATCCGGATGCGAAGGAGAACGGCTACCGCGAGCGCCAACTGCAGCAGCTGTATTCGCGCGTCGAGATGCTCAAAGAGAACTACGGTACAGCCATTGAAGGCTCCAAAGGCCCCATCAAGGTGCTGCAGGATGCCTTCAAGGACATGCGGGAGGACACGGCCAAAAAGGCCGATACCCTGGGGCTGAATGGAGACGCAATCCGGGCCATGAAGGTGGCGCTGGGGCTGGATGAGATCCATCCGGACACGGGCGGCAAGGGCTTGCAGTTGACGGGCCTGTCGCAAGAGGAAGCATCGGCCAAGATCCAGCAGGCGCTCGCGCAGGCCAATGAAGAGCTGGCACGCAGTGTGCTCGGCAGCTGGCAGGAGCAGACCAGCGAAGTGACCCGCATGGTGTGGGACAACGTGCAAGTTGCCGGCGATGGTGACACCGAGCAATGGGCTCGTGTCGGCCGCCAGGTGACGGAGACGGTTACCGAGCAGATCTTCGTGATGAGCGAGTATGTGCGCACGGGTGAGACGGCAGTTGATGCCTTGACCCGCATGTCATCCAGCCTGGTCGGCGTCAACCAGATCTTTGAACTGTTTGGCTCCACGTTGCTGGAGGGTTCGCTCTCTGCAGGTGACTGGGCCAGCAAGCTGGTGGATGCGGTTGGCAGCATGGATGCGCTGACACAGGCCGCAAGCACTTATTACGATCTGTATTACAGCGATGACGAGAAGCGAAGCCGTGCGACCAAGGTGGCCAACGACGGTATGGAAGAGCGCGAGCTGGACCTGCGTGTTGGCGATGTGGATGCAAAGAAGAAGTACCGCGCCCTGGTTGACAAAGCGATTGCGGACAAGGACGAGGAGTTGCTCGCTTGGCTGCTGCAGTTTGCGGATGATTTTGCCAATGGCGTTGATGCGGTAACTGCGAGCTTGGAGGACGGCACTAACGCGCTTGTTGCGAAGCTGCAGGAGATTCAGCAGATCCGCGAGGAGACGCTGTCAACGTTGGGGCTGTCCATGGATGGCCTGGTCGATGGCTTCATCAACGAGATCAACGAGGGTCGGGGTGCACAAGCCGGAGAATGGTTGGCAGACACGATTGCTGTCGGCTTTGAGCAAGCCATTTATGGGCAGGCGATCAATACCATCATGTCTTCCATCATTGATGGCGTCATCACACCAGTGGTGACTGCGGCGATGACGGGCTCCGCTGTGTCGGGCTTGGTGAGTGGTGCAGCGATTGATTCGATGATGGCCAACGCCAGGGCTGCAGCAGCAGCGCTGAAAGCGCTTTTGAGTGATGAAGCGTTCAAGTCCATGATGGACGACACGATTGCGCTCATTCGCGATATTGGTAATGACGTCGGTGGCGTCATTCCAAAGATGTCCACCTATCGCCCTGCTGTTCAGCAGGTCACCAAAGCCTATGAATCGTCGACTTCGGCAGCGGAAGCCGCAGCGAAGGCTGCTGAAAAGCTGAGGGATGAGTGGTCCAAGTTGATTGACACCATGAGCAATGAGATGAAGCGCCTGCGTGGAGAGTTGCTGGGTGCGACAGAAGACAAGGGTGCTGCGTACTACGAGTCCATGTTCGCAATCAAGACTGCTCAAGCCAGATCTGGAGACCAGGACGCCGCCGCAGAACTGCCTTCGATCATCCAGGCGCTGGAAGAGCTAGCAAAAGCCAGTGCAATGTCTCAGGCCGATGTCTTGCTCAAGCAGTCGGCCTGGCTGGCATCGTTGGCCGATACGAGGAACTTCCTGGCCAATAAATACGGCGTCGATATCGGCGATGTGAAAACCGCAGAGGTGGGCGCTGCGACTGCAGGGCGCGTGGTCCAGGCGAGTGGCAACACTGCTTTGCTCAGCGCGCTGCAGGCTTCGAGCGACAACCCGGTGTTGGTGGCGGAAGTGCGGGCCCTGCGCTTGGCACTCGACAACCACGACGCCAACCGCAAGGCCGAGGCCACGGTCGTCGTGCCTGCCGTGCAGCAACTCAACAAGACGCTGCGCATGTGGGATGCCGATGGAATGCCTGCAACACGTACACAGGAGGAAAACGCATGACAGGATTGAGAACCGTCAGCCCGCTGGAGATCAGCGATGGCGTGATCGTTGCGCAACCGCCCGTGGAAGACACAGCTGCGGCCTGGGCGGCCGGCGCCTGGCCCGCAGGTGCTAGGGTGCGCTACCAGCATCTGGTCTACCAAGCCGGGGCGGATATCAACGACAGCATTCCGCCGCCGGACAACCCAACGCTCTGGATCAAAGTCGGGCCCACCAATACGTGGGCCCTTTTTAATGGGCGCACGTCGCAGAGCTCCAAGTTCAATGCGACGGCGTCCTACCGCTTCCGATTTGGGCGTGCGGTGGATGCCGTATGTGCCATGGGCATGACCGATGTGCACTCCGTTCGGGTGCGCGTGCTGGACCCGACTTACGGCACCGTCTATGACAAGGCGCTCACCGTTGGCCTTGCGCCAGAGACCGCCGATTGGTGGGAATGGCACTTTGGCGAGTGGACACCAACGGGTGTGCTGGGCCTCTTTACCGGGCTGCCGGCATTCCCGCAAGCGGATGTGCTGGTGGACTTCGTCGGTACGACCGATATGGAGGTCGGCAACCTCATCCTCGGCAATGCCAAGGAGTGGGGCCTGGGTGTCGAGATCGGGGCCTCGGTGGGTATCCAGGATTTTTCCCGCAAAGAGCTCGATGAGTTCGGCAACCGTGTGCTGGTCGAGCGCACCTACATCGGATGGGCGGATATGTCTGTGCCCATCCGGCGCGCAGAAATCATGGCCATCAAAAACTACATGACCAAGAACCGGGCCAAGCCCATTCTGTTCCTGGGCTCTCAAGACATTGAGGCTCTGAACGTATTTGGTATCGCCAAGGATTGGTCAGTCGCTATCGAGTACCACGACTACTCGATGTTTGCAATTCAACTTGAGGAGGTGTGATGCCTTTAGTCGTTCTAACCCCTATTCCCGCCTATCCCCCAGCGCCACAGCCCACGGATGACCGTGTGAGTTTCAGCACCAAGGCCTTTGCGCTGGCGGCTTCATATGAGCCGCAGCGGGTGGCGTTCAATACCACATTAGGGCAGGTTAATACCAATGCCGAATGGGCACAGACCAAAGCACAAGAGGCACAGGATGCTGCGGCTGCTGCGGAGCAATCTGCCAGCAATGCCAATGCCAGCCGCATTGCTGTGGATCACGCAGTCAATGATGTGAGCGAAGCCCTCGAAGCCATCAAGGTAGGCCCCGTAGCATCCGTCAACGGGCGAACAGGTGTTGTGGCTGGTTTGGCTGAGGCTGCCACCACCCTGGCCGGCTATGGGATCACTGACAGCGTAGTTAACCAAATCAACGGCAAGCGGGGGACGGTCACGCTCCGTGATCACGATATTTGGCGGACGGAGCATTCTGCTGTGGGGAACAACGGACAGATGCTCCAAGGTAGTACCAGCTATTCGCTTTACACGGTAAGTGCCTACTCGCGCGTGCTGCCTGATCGCCCTGAGATTGGCACACGCATCCGGCTTCACAACCTGCATGGGACTTGGGGTAATGCTTTATTCACCTTGATGCGGCCCCGAGTCAATGTAACTGTTAATAATGTGGCGGAGAATGTCATTTTTGACAATGGTCGCCTTCCTTTTGTAACCCTGGAATATATCTGGGAAGACGCTTGGACTTTGGGTTAAGGAGTAATAAACATGGCATCTTTAAATTCTTTGCTTTTGGGTGGCGTAAAAAGTGTTCAGCGTGGAACTATTACATTTAGCTGGAGTTCAAACTCGCCTACTGTTGTAGCGAATATAACACCGGTAAATCCTAGCAAATCCTTGCTTATTACTACCGGTTGGACTTGCAGCGCTGGGACTGCTAGTCCAAATAATGCAGCTGATCAGCCACGTATAGACCTAATAAATGCGTCTCAGATTCAAGCGACTCGTATGAGAAGTGGTTCTTCGGCAAATGTGAATACTGATATTTCTTGGCAATTAGTGGAGTTTTACTGATTATGTTTGCCTTAGGCTTTTTTTGTTTATCTACTTGGGTGCTTTGTAGTGCGGTGTGATTATTCGGGGCTGGCTGCACTTAATTTCTAATTTGTAAGAGATTTGGGTATTTTGGCAACTTCTGATTCCGAGTGCTGTGATGGTTGAAAATGTAGCACCTTATGCTGATTTTGTAGAGCTTCAAAACGATAGAGCTCATCAATATATTGCTCAATAATTGAGCAGTTCTATGTTGGCGTTAATTTCAAAGTGAGGAATGGTGGAAATGTGAAGTGTCTGACTATTCATCTGCTATGAAGGAACCACACATGAAATTTAAAGAACTACTCTGCAAAATCCTGCGCAAATTTTGCGTACGCTGCTGTCCCTTATCAGTAGAGCTAAACGGGGACAGCATTCTATTTGGCTGGGGCTGCGAGAGCACGCCAGCGATGCAGATGCGCATGCAGCGTCCTCAATGGGCGCTGACAGATCGCAATGCTTGCGGTCTGCGGATGGCGGACTTCATGCAGGGCTACCAGGAGCCGTTTCCTGGTGCGCCTCTCGACATGTATCCCGCAGGTCCGCAGCCCGCGTTCAAGGATGCGCCGCACCAGGCGCAGGTAATAGTGCTTGGCCTTGGCCTGAATGACTCTTACGGTTATCTATCGCCAGAGGCCTACCGGCAGCAACTGCTCGATGCGCTGGTGGTCATTCGCAGTGGGGGCGCCGTTCCCGTATTCACAGGCCTTGTGCCTATTCCCAGTGGTTACTATGACCCTGGGCAAGATGCCAATCTTCTGGCCTTCCAGCAAGTAATGCGCGAAGTGGCGGATGCACAGTGCGTCATCCATGCGGGTTGGGATCAGGAGTACCAAGGCGAAGGGGACCTGCAGGACGACCATATCCATCGCAGCCAAGGCGCGACGGGCCGCCTGGCGGCCCGCTTGATCGCAGCCATTGACCGCGCGGCAAAGTGCGTTTGACCTGGCTGTACCACCCATGACCCGCTTCGGCGGGTTTTTTTTATTTTTAGGAGGCCTGATGCAAAGCACAGATATCAGCATGCCGATTGCTAAGGCGACCAGTGCTGTCACCTTGGCCACGGCAGCGCAGACCGATGTGGCGGACAAGCTGGCCCAGGCTGCCACCGTCAACGCCAGTGCGCAGACCTGGCACTGGGTGAACGCCATTCCCTGGGGCACTATTGCCTCCATCGTGGCGGCGCTCTACACCTCATTATTGATTTGTGAGTGGTTCTGGAAAAAGCTCTGGCGCCCGGCTTTCGAGCGCTGGGGGTGGATGGCGCCGCACAAGCAGACGGTCAACATGACGCTCGATGAATACCAGCATCCGAGCGAGACGCCCAGGACGGCGCCATGAGCCGCGTGCCCAATGCACTGCGGGTGGGGCTGATGGCCTTGGCTGCGCTTGTGGCAGGCGGTGGCGGCTATATGGTGGCTGAGCGCGACCAGGTTGCCGCCCAAGCGATGGCCGAGCAAAGCCACTACATCCAGGCAGTTGCGGCTGACACCGGTACTTCGGATGCCGCCAAGATCGCGATGGTCATGGGCAGCTATTACGAAAGCAGCTATCGCCACATCGGCAGGCCCTATTTTGACCAGCTGGGCAAAGGGGCGCCGCTGACGGTTTGTAATGGAATCACCGGGCCTGCAGTGGTGGCCGAGCGCTATTACTCATCGGCTGAATGCTATGGGCTTGAAAAGTCCAGCTACCGGGCATCAGAAGCCGCTGCAAAGCGGCTTTTTCGTTTTTGGGAGCAGTACACGGCGCTGCAGCAGGCGGTGTTTATCGACTTCATCCACAACAAAGGCGAGGCCGCTTTGGCGGGATCGACCCTGCTGCGCAAGGCCAATGCGGGGGATGTGGTGGGTGCCTGCCGAGAAAACCTGCGCTGGAACCGGGGCACGGTCAACGGTGTGTCGGCGGTGCTGCCTGGCCTGCAGAGCCGGGGCGATGCCAACGGCGAGATCTGCGAGGCGGGCTTATGACCATGCAGATCAAGCTGATCCTGGTGGCCACCATTGCCGCGCTGGCTTTCTCGGCTGGATGGGCGGTCAAAGGCTGGCAAACAAATATCCGCCTTGCAGAGCTGCGCGCAGACCAGGCGCGAGATCTGGCCGCACGGGCTGAGGGTGCCCGCAAAGACGAAGCCCAAACCGCCCAATTGGAGAGCAAACATGCCCAAGATACGATCTACAACGCTGACAAGCTGGCAGCCTTTAAGACTGGCATTGATGTGGATGTGCGTGCTGAGCTTGCCCGTGCTGAGCGGCTGCAGCGCAGCGCCGACCGCAGAGCCGCCACTTATCGCGCGCAAGCCCAGGCCGACGCCGCTGCCCGCAGCGATCTTGCAGATCAAGCCGCAGCCCTCGACCGCCAGCTTGCAGAAGGCCTCGGCGTGGTCGCAGAACTCGGAGGCGATCTTAGGCGGCGAGACGCGGAAGTAGCTGCGCTGTGCAGCCAGGTCAATACCGAGCGCCGGCTTGGTGGTGATGAAGGCGACAAAGCCTGCGCCGCCCCTTGATCTTTTATGCAAAGAGCCTCCCTGGCGCCATCTGGTGCCGGGGAGGCTCTTTTTTGCGTTGCTGGGGCCACGAGATGGATAAATACGCTGGCCGGGGGGCGGGAGGCAGGCTGCGTTGGAAGGAGGGCACCGTGGCTGCGGCGGACCGCCCAACACCAACGTAACAAGGGGCTTGGCCCATGGTTAGAATGTCGGCTGCTATGTTTTTTATGAAACGCGAGTTCGTTTTTATGGAACGCCACGGTTTATTGGGATCGCACACAGACAAAGAAAAAGCCGCTAAGTTGTTTAAACTTAACGGCTTTGAGTGTG